ATGTTCGTAACATTAATGTGCTATACAACACATGTTGCAAATGCAGATGAAGAATTTCACCCTAAAGTAAAACCAATTAAACAACAATATTGTTTTACAAAGATTACAACAACAATTAAAGATGATGTGGTTACAAAAGAAGAAAAGTTAATCTGTGCAGACGGCAGAAAAAACTTTGATGAGCCAGGTTATTGGGAATTGTTTTCAGAATTTTATTATCGTGATACAAATGCACCAAGTTATTGCAGATATTACGATAGACCGAATCATGCTTTTAATACGCCAGGAAAAGCATGTCTTACAAAATCTGGCGATTGGGAGGTCCAATGATAAAAAATGTGATAATATTTACTTTGGCATTTATCATTATAACTATGACTGATGTTACAATTGAAGAGGTTGTGATACATCTTAGTAGTAGTATAAATAGTGTTATTGACAGAGTGATAGGAGTAATATAATGAAAAACATAATGATAGTTGCCTTAGCACTAACATTAGGTGCATGTACAACAACAAACAATCCAATGTACGCTTTAAAAAGTGAAAGTGGTGATGTTGTTACACAAGTACCTGGTTGGTTTATGGCAGATTATACAAACATGAAAATGTGTGGTGATGAAACTCATGAAGGTATGTGTATATTTGGGGCAGGTACTTCAGTATCGCCTGATTTAAACCTTGCGATTGAGAAGGCAAAGATGGTTGCAAAATCTGAAATTGCTGATATGATAAAAGGTACCATGAATAAACAAAGTAAGCAGTTCATTACTGAAGTTGGTAAAACTCAAAGTAAAGAAGTGGTTACAGAAGTTGAAAGTGCCATTGTCAATTCTATCGAAAATACTCCTGTTCGTGGGTATGAAGTCTTTAAACAAGATGTAGTAATTACTAAAGATGGTAATTATCGTGCATATGTTGGATTAAGGTTACCTATGGGTGAGTTAAACAAAATGTATAACTACACAGTAGAACAGGCTGTGGATGCTTATCAGACTAGAGATAGTCAAGCAAATACAATATGGGATGATATGATGTCATCCAATGAGGAAATAGAAAATGAGAATAGTACTGTACAGTAAAGATAGATGTACCTATTGTTCTAAGTCCAAGGTTATGTTAGATAACCTTGGATTAAAATATACAGAAAAGAAATTTGAAAATTTTGATTCTGTTGAAAGTTTTAAGAAAGACATAGGTAAAGATGTTAGAACAATTCCACAAATAAAAATTAACGGAGAATTGATTGGAGGATATCATCAGTTAGTTGAATACTTAGATGACCAAGGTCTAGTTAATTTCAAAGGAGAAAAAGTTGACCAAAGATAAAGACAACATAATACAGTTTCCTGGAACTAAAAAGAACAAGATTTCTGAAGAACAAATTAATAATTTGATAGAAGAAACAAATTATCATAAAGAAGAAACTGAAATGATTGAACATACTATTGATGAAGTTGCAATAGATGTAATCAGACATTTAGTAGATATAGGTTGTGATATAAATAAAGAACATTTCTATGGTGATTTAGCATTAATAACAGAAGTTTTAAGAGGTATGATTATGCGAGATTTTGGTAAAGAACATCTTGCACAAGCTTTAATTGATAAAATAATTACTGTTGAACATAATGCAAAAGGTGAAGTACAACCTGTAATTAATTATAGTAAAGTTTTAGAACCGAAGGATTTACCACAACATAAATTAGACTTTGGGGATGATAATGAAACAGAAATTGTTTTTGAACCAGACTTTGAGTTTCCAGAACCGGAAGATGATAAATGATTTTAGTTGATTTAAACCAAGTGCTTATATCTAACTATATGGCACAGACAAGAGGACAGAAGGCACCCAATATAGATATGTTTAGACATATGGTGCTGAATAGTATTCGAGGATATAATTTAAAGTTTAAAGAAAAATACGGCACACAAATCTTATGTGCTGATTCGGCAAACCCTTGGAGGAGAGATTACTTTCCTAACTATAAGTATCAAAGAAAACAAGTTAGATTAGAGACACAGGAATCCTCAGATAAATGGGATGACCTTTTTGATATTATTACGGTTGTAAAACAAGAGATTGCAGAAAACTTTCCTTACATGGTTTTATCAGTAGATAATTCTGAGGCAGATGATATCATTGCGATACTATGCAGAGAAGCACATAACAATAAAGAAAAAGTTATGATTGTATCAGGTGATAAAGATTTTATACAGTTACATAAATATGAAGAAGTAAATCAATTTAGTCCGATTCAAAAAAAATTTATTAAAGATGAAGACCCCAAAAAATATTTACATGAACAGATTATAAAAGGTGACCGTTCTGATGGCGTACCTAATATACTATCTGATGATAATGTTTTTGTAACAGGTGAGAAACAACAACCAATACATAAAAAGAGATTACAAGAGTGGGCAGAATTAGATAACATACCACTTGGTAGTATAACAAGATTAAATTATCAACGAAATAAGAAGTTGATTGATTTAGAGGAGATTCCTATAGCGATACAGGAAAACATTATAAATACTTACAGGTCATATAAAGTACCCGATAGTTCAAAACTATTACAATACTTTATAGACCATAAATTGAAAAATTTAATGAGTAACATAAATGACTTTTAACATGAGGAAAATATTATGGCAGAAAGAAACCCAAATCTGATGTCGCCAGAAGCTATGCAAACATTAGCGACAGGTGGTACAGGCAAATTGTTATTTAGTGAGATATTTACTAAAATAAACAATGCAAAAGTAAAATCAAAAAAAGTAGAAATCTTAAAAGAAAATGATTCACCTGGTTTAAGAAGAATCTTAAAAGGTGCATTTGACCCAAAAATACAATGGGATTTACCTACAGGACAACCTCCTTACATGGAGAATGAGGCACCAGCAGGTACAGAACATACTATATTAGAATCTGAATCTAATAAACTATGGCACTTTGTAACTGGTGGCGATAATACATTATCTAAAACAAGAAAAGAAACTCTATTCATTCAAATACTAGAAGGTCTTCATAAAGATGAGGCACTATTAATGTGTCATGCAAAAGATAAGAAGTTGCATAATGTCTACAAAGGACTAACTCCTTCAGTTGTGAAGGACGCTTTTGGATGGAATGATGATTTTATTGACCCAACAAAAACTTAAAAAAGTGCTTGACAATGAGTTGAATGTCCTGTATAATGGACACATTAATTATGAATATAAAAGAAATAGTACAAACACCCTACTCAACAAGTCCTAGATTTACACCTATTGACTTTGTAGAGTTTAAAGAATATCTTCAAGATGAATTTGAAGAAAGACTTAACGAGTACAATACTCTAATGGGTGATATGTCATTTGAATCAGACCTTGCTGTAGAAAAGAAGTTAGTTAAAAAAACTTCTGAGGCAATGAACATAGAACCTTTTAATGATATTATAGAAATGGGTTTAGAAATACCTGATGATGTTATTATTATGTACAAAGGTAAAGTTGAGGCAGCTTTTGTTGCAATGGCAAGTTCATGGAATCCTAGAACAGTACAAGGTAAGACACTTGAAGAAGTTCATCAACCTGTTGCAGATAATGAAATGTTATTAAGGGCAAGTGATGGTATTTGGCGTTCTATGACAAGTGGTAAAAGTTTTCATAGGCATGTATGGGGAATATCACCCTTAAAAACTTTGAGTAATCACCCTAGACATAAAAAACCAGAGATTAAAAATCTAGATGATTTATATTTCAGAATAGAACATGAAAGAACATTAACAGTTGATAAAGATACAGCAGCTTTCTTTATTGATGTAGAAGTTTTACCACTTTCAACAATATTTCAATTGAAACATGAATATAAGGATTTAATAAAAGATTCTATTAATAGTATGTCAGAAAATCTTCTTGCATATAAAAATTTAGAAGAAGTAAAGGAGATGATAAATGGGACCACATGAAGCACTAAAATTTATTGAAGAAGTACTTTTAATTAAGGCAAGTGTTGAAATAATAACTACTGATGATAAAATTTCTAGAAAAGTCAGAACAGATTTATTAGACTATCTTGATACATTACTTGCTGAATATAATAAAGTAGTATCAGACTTTGAAGAAGGTATGGAAGAAGAAATGAATAAACCTAGGAGTATACATTAATGAAAATAAGTACATTTGTATTATTAATTGCATTAGTTTTTTGTATAACTACATCAAGAGCAGAATCTAAAACTATGACAATGGTTGTAGATGGTAAACCGATTATAACGATTACAGTATCAGAAGAAGATATTGAACCAGAAACTGAGGAAGAACCAGACTGTGAGTAAAATTAAAAAGATTCCATTCAAGTTTGTACATGTATATTGGATTGATATAACATCTGATAGTTCATGGCGAAGTGTTGAAGATGTAAAAGAAGAAAACTTACCTAGATGTCTAAGTACAGGTTTCTTAATTAGTGATGATGATGAAGTCATTAGATTAGTTAGTGATTTCAATTTTAAAGAGGATGGGAGTATTGATGAATGTGGCAATTCTACAATAATACCTAAATGTGTAGTTCAAGAAGTTAAGGAGATGACATGAGCAAAGAGATAGACCAATATCTAAAAAAACAATTAGTAGAAACACCAAAGTATTTAAAAAAGTTCTTAAAAGAAAATGAAGAACATTCGCCAGGTATTACTTATTATACAGGCAATTGGGGTCAAGATTTAGAAGACAATCTAACACCCACACAAAGAAAGAAATTACAAAAACAAATGCAAAAACTATCAGAGAGTTTAGTATTTACATCTAGAAGATTGCCTGATAATGTGGGTGGATTTAATTACATTGCATACATTAAATAAAATAATAAACATTTTCTATCAAGTTATTGCAGGTGCCTTTTATACACTAGTAATATACTACATAGGAACATTTAATCCTAATCACTTTATAATGAGAGACTTTCCAGACCCAAGTTTTCATTATACTAACAAAGAAGAATATGTTGATAGAATTAATCAATGTGTAGATAAGATAGAATCAACAATAACAAGAAACAATTACATACCTAGAAATATGATAATTGCACAGTCAGTTCTAGA